GCATCCTCACCAAACTTATTTTTGAACTTCATCAAAAGTTCATCTGTCATTTCAATTTCTTTAGTCATATATGTAGCCTCATATTTACTTAACTAAAAGGTTAATTTGTAAAAATAAAATTTTCAATAGTTTTTTTTAAACAAAAATTAACAACTACTTTACAGTATTTGACTTAGCATTATCGGCGCCTTCAGGAGTTGTAGCTCTGCCTACAGAATTATCTTTTTTCGTAGGATTTGCTTGATTTCCATTAGGAGAACCTTGATCAAACACAAAGTCATCATCCTCTACTTCAGGATCTTGCGACGGAGAATTCAAGAATAGAGTACCAGACAACTCAGCGGCACCTTCCGGAGCTAAGAAACCATACATTTCTATATTATAGTATTCATCGCTAATTTTACCTAAACTCAAGTCTTTAAGTAAACGAGTTTGTTTCTGAATTCGTAAACTCTCCAACTCAAGGTCAGGACGTAATTCTGCGTGTCTGAACCAAACTTTGCATTTACCGTCAAAACCAGACATACGAAGCGCTAAGGTCAAAATTCTACCCATAATATCAGCAATAGGACCATTTACAGATTCAGCAGATAACGTAAATATACGAGCTTCTACAGAAGCAGTATTTACACCAGACTCACCGCGACCGAGAACTGTAGCAACAACTTTAAGACCAGCTTGGTTCTGTGCGTTAAGCGTGTCGATGATTTCACTAACTTGAAGTCCTGATCCCGGCTGGCGCTGATTCAATATACTAGGTTCAACTGAATCGGTGTGAGCGAAAGGTTGATCTGGACGAATACCATCAAAAGCATTAGCAATAGCACGAAGGTTAGAATTCATCCAAGTGTTAAAACCTTCAGGATCATTCTGTAATTTCTTAGGCGCACGATTTTTGATTACTTCTTCAAACACTTTTAAAGTAATACGCGGATAACCGACAACCTTCATGATTCTATATAAGTCATTAATAACAACTTGTCTTGCCGCAATAGTATTAATTGCTGAAGTGAAGAATGAATAGTTGTACGGACTTGTCGGATTTTGTTTGTAACGAGCCATAAAAAATGTCGGAATATCCAAACTTAAATCTTTAACAGAATCAGTTTCTTGTACCGGTTTGAACACACCAGCCGATGTCTCTTTAAATTTAATAGTGTTCATATCAACGTTTCGAATTTCACAAGGTTGAGCTGTTTTATCAAACACTAATTCACAGCCGATTGCGCCACGCATAAGTAACATATAACGTAAACCTTCAAGAAATTCACGGAGAGAAGGCTTAGATTGAAATCCCAGAGAATAATCTGAAATATCAAATATCTTATACATAATACTTTCGAGTAACTTCTGTCCATCTAAAGAAGTTTCTCCGGCAGAATCAACTACTCTGTACAACATCTCAGTATCAGAAGTCGTGAGATAAGCATTAAGAGCAGCGGAAACATCAGGATCCGTGTGCATTAATTCTTCAATTAATTTGATGCTGTTCTCAGTTAGACGAGTTTCTGAAATGTCATTAAGATGTTCTACATAGTCAGGTAGGTCGAGAGTCCTATCTTTTTTCGATTCGTCATAGGTGTCAGTGTATGATTCGCCACCCGCTTTAGACTTCTTTTTAGGTAATATGAATTCAAATAGTTTGCTGAGATTCGTAGCCATTTTTACCACCTCAAATGTTTAGATTTAATCTTACTTGTATCATAAGCAAGTAAATTCTCATTGTAAAGAGTTTTATCTTCCATATTGGCACCAATTAAGCCAACACACATTCTTTCTTCTATTTCTCCACCCAGATTCATAACGTTCCATATCTTTCTGGCAACAAAAGCGTAACCTAAAGAGTGAAAGAAGTGATCGTTTCCGGTCATTTTAATCCAACGTGGTTCTTTACCATCAACTCCATCATCTCTGTACATATCGCGCAAATGCTCTGTAATTGTACTCTTTAAATTACCATAACCATAAAATTTCATCTTATGAGTGTTGATAAGTTCTTTAACTGTATCAAGCGCGTTTGTGCGATTTACATTATAATAATCTACATTCCCTGTTAAATCTTTGTGTGGATCAGCGTCTCGTATTCCGTTATAAACAACTGGGAATATACGACCTTCACTCCAATCTCTAACCATATTAGAAAGAATAATTTGCGGATGTCGGTCGATTGCTCCACACACTATATTATATTTCTCATTTAATTCTTGAAGTCTAGGAATCAATCTATCAAAAGGTACTACTTCAAACAATACAACGTCAGAATCATTAGTCGTGATCGTAAGGTGACAGCTAACACCAACGTCGATTCCCACAAATGCCGGTTTAGATTTATCTATCTCAGGAACTCTCGCATCAACCATACATTCCATAATATCTTTGATCTCAAGTCGAGAGTTTTTATCCGCATATTCTTCCCCAAGGACGGTATTTACAGCACGTCTAATTTGATCTTTCTTAATAAAATCAGCCATTGTAGTAACAAGATATTTAATAGAAAGAAGGTCAGAGGAAAAAGGTCTAATCCAGTAACCGCGACTATGAGTGCGGTCCGGATAACGAGCTACCCATTGACGTTTTGCGTCATCTCCGAGATTTAATCTTTTACCACATTTTGAACATTTTACATAAGCGTTATCCAAATCAAGACTTACGGCTAACGTCGGATCAATATCAGTCTTCAAATCACTTACCGAATCCGGAAGATTAGGTATAAACACGTTATCTAATGTATAAAGCGGAACTTGCCAATGATTACAATGTTCACATTGTACGAAATACTCACGCTGATCCGAAGTGGAATACTCTAAACTTATACCATAAGAATCAAATGTAGGCGTTGAAAATCCTTGCTTAATCTTAAAACTAGAGTGTTGAATACGGGAATTAACTAACGCTAAGAACTCTTGATCGGATAAATCATACTCATCGTTAATAATAAAGTCTACCGGAGTGGAAGTTGCGTCAGATTCAACGTTAGCAGATACGTACATAAATGAATTGCCGAGTTGCATAACATCTGTGTTACGCACTTGACCATCACCGCTTTGAGATGAGAAATCTCTGTCAAATATAGGTTTGAAACGGGTTTGAGCTACACGTTTCTTCATGTTAATATCTGGAAGTGTGTATAAAACGCTAGTTCCGAGATTATTTGATAAAAACCACAAGGCTTTGCGGATAGAAATCTCAGTAATACCCATTTGGGATAACTTCTTAACACAAAGATTTGGATGAGTATCGTTTAATATCTCCTCTTGAAATCTGTGACGATATAATGAAAAGTGCTTACCGTTGCCGAAAGTTGTGTTGTTACAAACCCATTCGGCGACCGTTTCATTTGTCCGACTGTTGATAATTCGATTTTTTAACCGTTCAAGAAATTCGTTTTTTTCCATATTTTCAGCACCTTTTAATTTACGTTAACTTAAATTTTTCAAAAATGCAAATATTTTCTTGACAATGTAAAAAATGTAAAGTAATGTAAACACGAAAGGAGGCAAAATGATTCGTATTGAAGACTTTTTTAATATAATAAAGAAGTATGACTTGGAGGAACTTAACGGGCATTTATTAATAAAATCACCCGTTACAAAAGCTAAGTTGAAAGATATTACAAGAGAATTATTCGTTTCTTTAGGAGAACTCAAAGCTGAAAATAAAAACTTCAAACTGCAGAAAATAGGAAACTGCCAATTTAAAAACTGTGTATCTCCACAATGTCACAAATTTATATTGAAACCAACTCTCATTAACAGTATGTTATCGAGAGAAGACATTATTGAAATAGCTGAAGATATGGATCTTAGTAGAATTGAAGAAATCGGTCCTATTGCATATCTTAAAGAGTATAATTTAACGCAACCAGACATTTTAAAAGTGTCGGAAGCAGATTTCAGAACCGTTTATGCTTATATGAAAGGTGAAAAATGTTAGTAAATAAAATATCAATTACCGAGTGTGCAAAACAACTCGAATTAACTAGACCAACCATCTATTCCTACATTAAAAAAGGACTTATAACACCGAGAAAAACTCCCGGCGGTAAGACTTTTTTCTTACAAGAAGACGTTGATGAATTAAAGAATAAATTAATGTATGGAGTAGAAGATGACAGAGTACAATTATCCTAATATTTCCGTTGAAACCGTCATGGGGTTAAGAATGTTGATTAAGGATTTGAAGACTAATCCTAAACTTCTGGATAATTCCCCGTATGACGATGTTACAAAACAGACGTTAAAACAATTACTTAGCGGAAACGAATCCACAGAACCAAAAGAAAACGTGCGTTTGGAAGACTTAGATTATGAGGCTGAGACGATAGCTTTATATGAAAGCATTAACGCTATTAATGAGATGGAGATTGATGCCAAAGAGCGAATTTCGGTTATTAAATTAAAAACGTCAATTCTACAAGATTTGTTGAATATGATGAAGGATTCCAAAAAGATCAAAGAGATTAATCGTTTTGAGGAAATGATTTACTCAATTTTAACCGAAGAACAGAAAAACCAAATTCTTGAAAGATAAGTAAAATGCAAATTTTTAAAGATAATGCTCCTTTATACTGGGCGAAAGGTATGCCAGCGATACCGCTTCACTCATTTGATGCTGTTAACGCGGCTGGTGTTAAATTAGGAAAAGCGCCTCTAATTAACTCGTGGCAGATGTATAATGACACCATGCCGACTGCTGAGGAACAGAAAGAGTGGTTAGAGAAATACCCTAGTGTAAACATCGGATTACCTCTTGGTAAACAATCTCGCTGTATTGCCCTTGATATTGATACAGAAAGCCCTGTTGAACAAGCGCTGATTAAATCTATTGTGCCGGAATCTCCATGGGTTCGTATAGGTAAAAAAGGTTGCGTTATGATGTTTAAGTATAACGGAGAACAAACTTTCCGCATTAAAGACGTAACCGGCCGTACAATTTGCGAATTGTTATCGTCACGTACACAAGTAGTTCTGCCACCATCATGGCATCCTGACACTAAAGCTCCTTATGTAGCTAACTGTAACTTATATGATGTGGTGGATAGATTACCTGTTCTCCCGAAAGATCTCGAAAACATATTACGTAACGCGTTTGTGGATAAATTAGGTGTTCAACTCTCACATTCCGGATGGACGAGAACTGTTGATTTCGTATCTGCCGGATCAAGAGACGTAAAGATGACATCGGTTGCCGGAATTTACGCTCACGCTGTGCTGAGAGGTGAGATTACGCTTAAAGAAGCTATGGATATGATGAGAGCTTGGGTTGCTACGCAGACAGAAAAGGTTGCCGGAGACGACGTAAGTGCTGATAAAGCCGTCAAAAACCTTGTAAAATTCCTCATGAACGATGTTTTAGGGCCAAAAAAGCGAGTTTTACCGAAAAATTGGGATCTCGGACTTTCTGACGACGAAAAGAGACAATTAGGTATAGATGTTGATGAAAACTGCGTTTCTTGGGATTTTAACAAGTTAAATGACTATTTATGTGATAAAATTGCTACAACAGTGATGAATTCCGCTGAAAGAAACGAAGCTATAGAGTTTGCGGTAGAAAAAATCGCAAGATCTCAGTTATTGTCAACGCTTGAAGAAGAAAAATGCCTGAAACACATCGTAAATACATCGAATGATTTAACGATAACAACACTCAGAAAGCGTATAAATGAGATAAGAAATCAAGGAATTAGCGGTAGAAATCACACGGAAATCGCAAAAGCGGCGCTTAAAGAGATAAATGACAAGATTCCGATGTATGAACCTGTTGAAGAAGGCGATGAATTCCCGTCACTTCGCTATTACAACAAAGATTTTTGGCGTTGGGGAGGCTCTCACTGGGAAAAAATGGAAGATTCCGAGATAGAAAAGGTGATTTCTACGGAATACGGTGATTTACCGGCTGCTTCGAGAGCAAATGACCACAAAGGGATTTTGCACGTGATGTCTACGCTTTTGAGAACTAATTTAAAAGAAAGTAACGCAAGCGGAGTTAATTTTGCGAATGGATTTGTTGATATTTTCGCACAATTACACAATCATTCGCGTAAATATGGTTGTACATATACGCTACCATACTGTTACCGCAAAGAATTAGCTGATTTAGACTGTGCGCCAAAGTTCAAAGCCTATCTGCAATCGTCTTGGGGTAACGATTCCGACTATGAACAGAAAGTAAAAACGCTCAGACAAGTTATGGCTGCTACGATCTTCGGCCTTGGACCATCATTTAACCGCGCTGTTTTGTTGTATGGAATTGGCGGTTCGGGTAAATCCCAGTTGCTGAACATTGTGACTCGCCTCCTTCCGCCTGATGTGGTGTCTGTGGTATCTCCGTATGCGTTTAATGATAAGTTTAAAGTTACGGAATTATCGACAAGCGTGCTGAATATATGCGGTGAGTTAAGTGAGAATGAGATGTTGCCGGGAGATAGCTTTAAACAGGTGGTTGACGGCTCTCTTATGCAAGGGCAATATAAAGGGAAACCGATATTTAACTTCAACCCGAAAGCTACACACTGGTATTGCGGTAATTATCTGCCAAAAACTAAAGACGGTTCGGAAGGATTTAACAGAAGATGGGTGATTTTGCAGTTTAATCGTATTGTGCCGGAGAAGGAAAAGATAAGAGATTTAGGCGAAATCATCGTTGCTGAGGAGCGAGAAGCTATTACAGCATGGTGTATAGGTGCGATGGCAGAGTTAAATTCGGCATCTGATTATGATTTACCAATGTCGCACTATGATCTGATTAACCAGATGACGGCAGATAACGACTCAATTTTTTTCTACCTAACCTCGGAGGAAGGTCCGAGGAGCTACCCGGAAGGGGAAATACAATTACAGAGTCTATACGAGACATACCGTACGTTTTGTTACGGAACTATAGGTGCAAGGCCTGTGGGGTTGAGGAAATTCTACGCGAAGCTAAGCGAACTGGCACTAAT